TAACACTTGGAGATGATGCGGCATAACGAAAGATTGAACATCTTTTAAAATATCTTTGTATTTTTCTTTGGCTTTTTTCTTTTTTATTTTAATTGTTACCATTGTCTTCCCTTACTTATATCCTACAAAAGTTAAATAAGAATCCGAATCTTTTCTAGATGTACTTGCTGCGTCATTGAGTCTTATCCTTATAGCAGAAGTAGTTACCGCTCCAGATACTGTAGGTTTAGCATAACTACTAGCATCATCATTTGTTACTCCTGAACAATATGGGGCCGCTGACCATGTCCCAGATACAAAATTTATTGTCATATCACCTGTTCCTTCATCTGTTATGCTAGAAATAAAAGTTCCAGTTTGAGTAGTAACAGAAGGAGTACCACCTGAATATTCGATAAAAGTTGCAACAGTTCTTAATGGATCCCCCAATAATATCCACCCTGTCCCATCACAATATAATTTTATGCTTTCACCTTCCTGTATCGCATATATACTTGTGTTACTTCCTCTGATATTCTCAGCACCTTCAGGAGCTATTTCTACAAATTTAGTGCCTGAATCAACTTTAATTATTTCAAGGATTCTGCCACTATTATCTGCGGCCGTAGGTAAAGTCATTGTTACATTAGCGACAGAACCTGTAGTTACTAAAATTTTGCCATATCCATCCGTATCAGTGATAGTATAATTTGTACTTTTACTGGCTACAGCATCCCCTGAATATCCCTTACCTATTGCTATCGAACTACTCATTAGGCATCTCCAATCCGTTCTATTTCAACTATAGAATATATTTCATCTAAACCAGTATTGGCAGAAACACCAAACCCATTGCCTGTTTTAGTAGAAGCACAATAATGTTGCAATTCAAAAGTTTTAGAACTATTTATCTCTAATATACCTATTGCAAAAGAAAAAGTTGTTGGTACGTTGCTTGTATATGCATAACCAGAGCTACCTATAATATCATTTGTAGAATCAGAAATATTATATATTTTACATTGATGGCTATTGCAGGCATATGCTGGTGCAGTAGCCTTTACTTTATAAACTCCAGCAGCTAAAGTGAACTGATTACTATTTAATGAACACCATGCCTGAGAATTTTCAACTGTATTTAAAGTCCTGGTTCGCCATGCGGTCGCTGTAAATGTCCCGCCATTTGTCGTAGTGGCTTTTACATCTTTAAGATACACTGTCTCATTATAGTAATTATCACCTTGTAATGCTGCTTTAGCAGCGTACCTTATACAATATTTAACCCCATAGTTTACTGGACGAGTTTCATCTCCTACCCTTGGAGTACCATTAGTTCCATCTGTTCCGGGCGCATCTATATCAATCGGCTGTTCACCCTCACCTTCATCTCCTTTTGCAATCTTTCCACTATTGTTTGTTGTTCCTTTATTTGCAAAATCATCCCACAGATATCCGGCTGCATATAAATGCCAGTGACCTTGGAATTGATCGTTTTCACTTGACCCTACAGATGGACCAACATATGGATTACTATCAGCCATAGTAAGAGACCCATGAGTACCAGATCCTCTTAAAAACATACCGCGAAGATCAGGGACATTAAATGTTGTAGAACCATCGCCAACACCCCATGTAGTACCTATTACGTTAAATAAATCTGCATATGTAGTTCTACTTATTGCTTGACCTTCGCAAGCTAAAAATCCAGTTGGAGCCGAATCACAGGCAAAAGGAACTATTGCTCCAATTTCACTATCACTCGTAATGCCGTCCCCTATAACATTAGGACGGTACACCATACCGATAACAGTATTAGCATCAAGTACATAATACAGCGGGCATGAATACCCCGTAGTAGGCTCTGTTGAAGTCCCCGCACCGGCAGAAGAAGCACTTAAGAAATAATATTCTCCTACACTTAATCCATGTCCTGTAGATGTTATGCTACCAAATGCTTTGGCTTTGAAATTATTAGAATCTATTACTTCACTCACTACATGTGTTGCCAGAGTTGAGGAACTATTGGCCTGTGCTTTAACCCAATTACTTCCATCATGATAAATTGCATCAAGAAGTGAAAATCCGTGGGTTGATTCAGTTTGTTTGATTTCACTTCCACCAGCCATATCGACCCATGATACATCAGTTCCATCCGTACCAAGAACTTGATCAGCAGTTCCAACGGCTAATCTCTCAGCAACATTACCAGAACTTCCACGGATGATATCCCCACGAGTTGTTATGACTTAAAGAATTTATATATTGGAATTCAGTATTAGAAACAGTACCATCTGCTATTTTAGAGGCATCAATCCCTGCATTTGCCTTGATTTCATCATTGTCTATATTACTGATTGAGTTATTATCAGCATCAATCGTTTTATTTGTTAATGTTTGTGAACTGGATACATCTGCAATTTCGACTGCACTTCCAGTTTCCCCGAGTTTCCACTTTGAAGTAACATCTTTATCATATATTATAACTGCATCTGTCGCATCTGACATTTCAACTGTTATGCCAGCAGCATCATCCGCACTTGCCTGATTACCGCCATTATTAACAGTTATGTTCACGTCCTCAACATCTAAAGTTGCAGTATTTAAAGTAACCGTAGTACCATTAACTGTTAGATCCCCGGTAACAACTACGTCATCATCGAATGTTTTATTTCCTGCTAAATTTTGTGCGCCGGTTGTTACATATCCACTTACACTGCTCCCCGCTGCTTGCGTCGCTATCGTATGTTGGGTATTTGTTAAATGATAGTATTCATCTGTTGTTCCACCCTGTTTACCTGCTGTGCTATTATGTGTCACATCACCATCATTAATCATTGTGGCATCGATATGCCCGGCTGCGTCTAACTTAACCGGCTTACCTGCATCACCACCGCCGGCAGAGGTATTTAAAAATTCAGACTTTTGATAATATCGTGCATCACCTCTTGTATCATTATGGTATTGTGAATGATCATCACTGTCTAACCCATTAATATTTCCATGCGTAATTGCCCCCTCTATAGTTGTGACAGAGGTTGCATCAAGAGCATCTATATTTTTTAAAGTCATAGTACCGGATGAATCAGAAAGAATGTCTGTTCCATCACATGATAATGCTGTAGACGCGGCAATATTTAAACCTTTGACAAAAGTTGCTAAAGATGTTGCATATGCAATTGTAATTGCATTACCGGCTGAAGCACTGCTAATCACAAATAAATCACCTTCGCCGTTACCGTCATTTAATATTGACCACCTATTTGATCCAGCTTCGCAAAGATTAATTTGGGAATTGCTTCCATTTTTGGAATTGATTGCTAATTTAAAATTCCCGCTCATATTTGACAATGTTGAATTTGCCCACGCAATAGCACTTCCTGATCCATTATAATCGACTAAAAGTTGGCCACCCTGTATCTCGACATTACCTTTTGTGCCATTACTTGTAGATTCAAGAATTAGATTATCTCCAGAATCAGAACCACCATATAATTGCTGACCACCAGATCTTCCAGCTAACAAAGGATATTGTGAATGGTCATCCCCTTCCAATCCCCCTAAACTTCCATGATCGACGCCGGAGTCAATAACTTCGGCTTTAAGGCCACTGCCATCATCACTTAGATTAACACTATTGCTATCCTGGTATACAAGATCTGATGTTAATACCCCGTCGGTTATTGTATGGTCAATAGTATTTGTGTCATCTACGGAAGAAGGAGATAGGCTACCACCTATAGGTATCCAGGTCGAACTCCCTTCGTCCCATGAATAAACTTGATTAGTATCAACTTCAACAACTAACTGCCCGTCGATAGACGGATCTAAAGCAAGTCTTGCAGTTGAATCAGCAACATATATAGCTGATTCTAATCGACTACGTGTCCCTACAACTCCATCATCTCTAAACCCAGCCATATTAGTTACCCTTCATAATCTTATTCATTATCTCGACCTTACGCTTATCATGGCCTTATCTAATTGACCTGTTCCATCAGCACTATCTTTGCATTGAAATTTCATATAATTTACAGCACCATTCAAAATAAATTCTCTAACAAATTTTAAATCTGCATCTGTTCCAGTTTGAATGATTTCATCCTGTATCTCTACTTTTCCTGAACTTACTGTCTCTATGACAAATTCATAATCCACATTGTCAACATCATAGCCAACAAGTGCTTTGATTTCCATATCAACTGAAGTACCCTTGTCGTAATTTCCCCAAAAAACAACAGCTTTCGCACCTTTTACATTTATAATCCCGGAAATATCCTGATATGAATCTGTTATCTCAAACGATTCCGTCGCATCGTCAGTTGATTCAGTACTTGAATCGCCATTTGAATGCGCGACTGCATCAGCAACATGAAGATTAAGTTTAGCCTTAAGATCGTTTAAAACAGATACGCACTCTGATAAAGTCGTTGGATTTGTTTCGCTTGCTAAAGCACGTTCCGTTCCTTGCGCCTGATGATATACCCAATTTGCACCTAAAATTGCGTCATCATCATGCGCTACATAACTATCTTGCATCTCACTTACCAGTGTAATCAGTGTTACTAAACTCACGGCATCTTCTGAAGAAATAGCTGTATCAGCAGCAATATGTTCTTCACCCGAATCCCCGGCATCTGCATAATGCGCATTGATAGTTGCTTTTAACGCATTAGCTAAATCGATTGCACACGGTAGCCCGGTAAAGATATCGACTGGCTGACTTTTACTTATTTCTGCTGCTGACAAATTATTAACCACAGAAACTGACATTGATTTATCTCCTTATATCAAATATTTATATATCGCCGACATAACCGCCCCTATTCCGGCAATTATGCCGCTTAATGTAACAAGAAGTTTTACAGCTCCTTTTTTTCTCTCATTTATTTTTTCTAAATTTTCAATCCTAATTCTATTTTGTTTTACACCCTCTATATGTGTTCTAAGATCTTCTGTATTTTGGTCAATTTTTTCACCCTGTCTGGCCTGCTCTTCTTTTATGTCTATGATATGGTTTATTATTTCATTTATTTTTGTTTCTATACCCATGTAACCTCAACCATATAAAGGAGGGGAATTCCCCTCCTTTATTTACAATCTATAATCTACCACATTTAAAGGATGCAATAGTTGTTGCAGCCGCAGCGCTACTACTCTTAAGTACCCTTATAAAAGGAACTACTTCTTCACCATCATCAAATGTAAATTGATCGGTTACAGACGGAGCAGCAAGAGCAGCGTTCACACCTGTCTGAATTGTAGAGGAAGAAGCATCTACAACTGCTGAAGCATGATTAGAACCTACGCCGTGGCAAGTTCCATCTGCATCATGAGCATTGTACTTCGACTTGAAATCATTTAATCTAGCAATACATTCTGGAAGATCAGTCGGAGCAACGGCACTTGCCAGACTATGATCTCCGCCTTCCTGGGCAGCATGGTATACCCAATTTGCACCAAGTTCGGCATCATCATCATGAGCGGCATAGTCTGTCAACATCTCCGTTACAAGAGTTATAAGACTTGCTAAATCTGTGGCATCATCGGCCCCAATTGTATTTACGTCGTCAGCAGCGGTAGTATGATCAGCAGTATCTGCACAATGTGCATTATACTTTGCTTTAAGATCGTTTGCTAACGATATAGCACTTGATAAACCGACAGAGCTTTGATGCTCAATCCTGACAATTACGTATTCACCATCAGCAATGTTGTCCGTTGTATCAACTTCTACTGTACTGCCATTATTTAATATTGATTCAACATAAACATCTCCAGCATTGACATTTACTGCTAGCATCTCGTCGTAATTATCTACAACAGCCTGGAAAGCTTCGGCTTTTCTAAAACCAACATACACTTCATCAAGTTCAGAAACATCAGCAATTGTAATTTTTGATTCAACAAAAAAATCATCAGTTCCTGCTATAAAAGATGCATCCGCCCCGGAAGAAGAACCGTTTACTGTAATTTCACAACCTTCATTATCTGTATTGTCAATATTTGGCTCAACACCGGTACCTCTCACCCATGTAGCATTAGAAGTTTTGTCTCCGATATTTTTACACTGGAGACAAGAACCTATACTGTCATGAACTAACCATTCCTCAACATCTCCATCTGTTTTTACACCGGCAAAAGTTACTGGAACTGCCGTTAAGTCAATATCGTACTCATCTCTGTCAATCATAGGATTTTCTACTTTAGCGGCACCAATTGACACAACACCAGCATTAGTGATAGTAACATCCCCACTTACTGCAACAGATGATACGTCGGAACCATCTCCTATAAGAATCTTTCCATCACCAGAGGCGTCATACTCTTCAGGGGCACCACTCGCGCCGCCCCTTAGAATATAGCCCTGTCCACTAAAATCCTTTAACATAGAAGGTTCAACAGCATTTGCTGCGATTGTCACAGCCCCATCATTAGCTAATGTAACATCTCCGCTTACTGCGACAGAATTAAGATCAGTGCCGTCACCTACAAGAATCTTTCCATCGCCCTTAGCGTCAAGGGCTGAAGCGACTCCCGAGCTATTACCAACGGGTACTTTTCCTCTTGCAAGGACTATTCCACTGAGATTTTGAATATTCTGGATGATAGTTCCAAGGCTGGCAATTCTTGCTCCTAAATATATCCTGTTGAGCATCTCTTTTATGCGAGTTGAAATTGCACTCATTAAAAATCTCCTTTATAAAATGTAGGGGAGATTATCTCCCCTACAACCAACATTAACACTATATAGAAATACCACATCCGATACCATTGTATGAAGGATGATGGAAGATCAAGTTTCCATAAAACATAACATCCATGATAAACTGGTACCCGGAAGTATTTCTAACTTCAAAAACTACATCACCATTTTTAGGAGATTTAACTGGTTCAAAAAATCGCATTCCAGCAAGTTTAAATGAACTCCAATCAATGATAGGAGCAATATCATTATCCATCTCTCTGAGAGCCGTAAGCTTTAAAGCTCCGCCCGGCCCCATGAGTCTTACAGACTGAAAACCGTATCCAGCTTTAAGATCAGATACGGAAAATCTTCTGTTAGTCTCAAGTGAATTTACAATGTACTGGAAATTATCAAAACTTATCAACACCTCAGAAGGATTTCCTCTACCTTTTCTACTAGCCTTAACCCATGCTTTAAATAAGTATTCAACAAGGTCGGCAGCAGATGCACCAGACAAATCTTCCTGGTGGGCTTGCCACTGTTTATAAGAAGCTTTTGCTACATTGTGTAAATTAGCGCTTCCACCATTAGCGGCTGAAAGAAGGGCATCTCTAAGACTATTCATTGTATTCTGAGCAGCGCCGGTACTTGTATTTATAGTACCGTCGTAATAAATAGCTGCGCTCTTAGCTGTAGTGTAATCAGCAATCGAAGAAGCTGCACCTCCGCGAGTATCAGAAAATGTAACTGTATTGGCATTAAGATCAACAGCAATTACATAAAAAGCTCCCTGCGAATCACTATCTTTAAGTACGCAAAGCTGATCAATCTCAAACCGTTCAGGGAAATTAACATTTGCTATACCAGTACCGGCAGCGTCACCGTTAGCGGTTAAAGAATCAATTCTTGATCCGAGCAACATGCTATGAGAGATAACTTCTTTATAAAATCTAGCAGCAGGAGCCAGAGTATCCATCATAACTTTTATAAAAGATCCTTCATAATTGTCGCCGGCGGCCAAATCCATCTGGTCAAAAATCAAAGACTGAACTACAGTTATATAGTCAGTTTCATAGGCCATTGTACCTTTAGCTTTATCGATTGCATCGGCAGCCGTTAAAGCTCCGAATTTAACCGAAGTAGCAGGGGCGGTATTTACAGGTATCTGATACCTTCCACCCTTCCACTTAGGGTCTTTTTTCACGTTTCTAAACATATAATCCCGTTTCTTAACCTCATCTTTAAGGATATTGACGGGACGATATCTTTTAAGCAACGCCGAAAATTCTTGCGTCATTGTTCACTACCTTTCACCTCAATAATCTTCCCCGGTAATTTCTTTATACCGTTTTTCAAGTCCATCCATGCCTGAACCCGAAGCATAGACTGGTTTATCGGGAATGCCGCGATCACCTCTAACTTTAGGGAGAGATTCTGTAGGATTATCAACTATTCTTTGTTTTGTCTCGACGACTGGGGGAGATTTTGTCTCAACTGAAGCTGGCCTTGCCTTGCTAAACCAATCAGCCACACTTTTAACAATGTTAGGTATTTCTTCAAGTCCAACAATAGCGTTTGGATTTTCTAATTTACGTTTATGAGCGAGAGCTTCGCCTTCAGACCAAACTCTGTTTTCAAAAGTACCAGCGCCCCATGTGTCGTCAACATACTTTACTAATTCAGCAATTTCAGGATTTTGAACTGCTTTTGTAACTTCTAGTTGCGTTCTTTGTGCTGCCAGATCAGCTCTATCTGCATCTAATGCCTTGCTATCACGCTCAACATTTTGCTGCCGATAGTTGTTCTGATTCTGTAATATCACATTACTGTACTCGGCAGGATTTTCTAAATGTTCTGCCATTGTCACACCAAGAGAACGCAATGCCTCTGGACTTGCATTACATAGACTAAGAAACTGGTTGAATGAATTGGCATCACCCCTGTTCACTCCATCCATAATCTTGCTGAAATAATCTATCATAGAATCTTTTTGACTTAAATCTTGTTTTAAAGACGGAAGTTGAGCTTCATACTCGCTTACCTTACCTTTATAACTGTCTAAATCTTTTGATACATTTTCAGCCCGTTCCTTCATCATTTCCATAGCCCGAGATTTCGTATAAAGATCTCTAAAGAAATCTTCATCTTCTTTAGATTTGATTACCGGCTTCACCCTCTCATCAAACTCAAACATTTCATCCTGAAATTTATATTGGTAATTCGGAGAATAAACATTGTCGGTCGAATCAGAAACATCACTTTCTGAAACAATCTCCTCCTCACCTTTTTCAGAAGTTAATTCATCAACTTCTTCTTTAGGGGAAGCTTCTTCATTTACCTCCCCAGTAGCTTTTTCTGACTCAATGTCAGAAACACCGTCCGTAATTTTACTCGATTCAAGATCCGTGTCACCGGCTTTTATCTCCGCGAGTCTTTGTTCTAAAACTTCAAATCCTTCGGCTTTTTCGGTACCACCCATTATTGCCTCCATAAATTAATCTCTATAACCTGTCACAGTTACAACCATATTATACCTCACCCATATCAGTTATGGCAGCGTTGTTCAGACTGTCCTGCCCCGGCTGAACGGATTGGCTAGTTAATTGACTTGCTAACTCAGCCTGCGTCTCCGAAGAAAATCCCTGTAAAGTTGACATAGTAACATTCTGAGCTTGCAAAAGCTTAATCAAATACTCAAGAGAATCGTTTGGTAACAACACTCTTTTTGAACTTACTGACCCGTCGTCGTTAACTTTAGAGTCATACATTTGTACCGGTATCATTCGCCCGGTAGAAGGAACAAATCCTTGCTCCATCTGTAACTTCTGTTGCATCTGTTGTGCCTGAAGCTCTACGTATTCCTGCCTCTTCCTTTCGTATACTTCATGTATTTGTTCGGTAGGTATTATTAATCCATTTTGTGCCCTATGAGTTATCGTGTCATAATCAGGGGATGACATTCTTGTGTCTAGTCGTTGCAACATATACTTTGGGTCATCTCCAACGGACACCGGTAAGTCTAATCCTTTATCTAATTTAAGAATCATATTTTGAGCACGTTCACTGCGTAAAATAGACTGTAACGCTACGTCCGATTTATGGAAGAAAGGCGATTCTTTAGCTAAAGCACCAAAATCAGCTTCACTTAAATTACCATACTGTAAGAACTGGTTAATCTGAAATTGTCTTGCTATTAACGATTCAGGGTCTTCGGTACGGGCTTTAAGCTTAACTTGAAATCCTAAATCATCCATACTTTTATATTCATCAATATTTATCTTTTCAGAAGCGCCAAGTATTTTTATAGCTGTATTTGGATGAACAGCTTTTTTATGTAATTTTAATGTCTTTTTCCAGATACGAATTAAGAACCGTTCAAATTTCGATGCATGTTTAGCGAATTTCTTCTTCTGTCTACTGGTTAAGAAAAATATAGCAAACGGATCTAAAGCAGATATCTTGTCCTCACTAATCTCTGACATCTCCGCTATTTTATCAAAAGTTGCGACCTGATTAATTAAATGATCAAGATATTGTGCGCCAGATCTTCCTTCCAATATTTGTGGAACTGTACCTCCAGTAACCTGAAATAGTCTGACCCCTTCATATTTATTAACTTCGGCAATTTTTGAACCGGCAGTAGAAATGATTTTATCATCCCCAAGTGTTATCTGGTGCTCTGCCATTTTTGAAACGCATCTATTAATCTCAAGTTGAATTGGAGCTAATTGTTTAATTCGTGATTCTCCTCTGGGTGTACCATGATTACTTTCAAAATTAACAAATTCAAAAGGAAATATACCGGCGGGAAGATCTGATTCAAGAATTATTTCTCCTTTTGTAGCCATAGCATAGCGTCCTTTAGGATATTTTCCCGGCTCAGGACGCCAAAAAAATTCTCGAATTAAAACTTTTCTATTCTCTTCTTCGTTCCCATATATATTCTCCGTCCCTGAATACGCACTTCTAGTTTCATCATTCTCTACTAAAGAATTGATTTTTTCCTGAGCCATATTTCTATCATCTTTATATATCTCGCGAATTAAACGAATAACTTTCTGTTTATCCATCATGTGTCTATGGCATACCCATCTTGCATCTAGCCATGTACGAGCCATAGGATCACGTAACAAATTCTCAGGTTCGATACGTTCAAACTCAATCAATCCACCAGGCATCATGTCCTGTAAATTAAAAATCTGTCCTGTTTCTTGATCAAGGATTTTATGTACTTGTCCAGGCACTAGTGGCCCTATGCCGGGATTAAAACTAATCTTAAGAATTGCTTCTCCGAGAACTATGAAATCTTTTACTAATTCTTCTTGTAACGAATAAAAATCTGTTTCTTCAATTATGTGCGCCTTAACAGATCTATTTAATGTTGCGGCTTTTTTATCCTGTTCTTCTCTTGGATTGTCGGGGAGTATGTCTACATCAGGGGCTAGATCAAGAATAGAATTAGACCACACATTAACATATCTTGATATGTGGTTTTGAACAAGGCGTAATCTTGATTTTGGAAACTGCTTCTCCCAGGATCGGTTATCTCTAAGCCGGCTCCGCATCTGTTGATAAAAATGATCACCCCCGGATAATCGTTCATAACTCACGAACCTATCAAAGACGTGTAGATCTAACGAATCCGCGTGGCGGTACAAAGAATCTAAATAATCAGCAGTCAATTCTTTAGGCATTTATCCCTTCCTGCTCAACATATTCATATACACCCCCCTCACCTAATTTTATGATATTTGCTCTACGTAAATCTCCGGCAAGTTCGGGTAAAAAATCTATATCATCTAATAAAGATTCGTCTCGCTCTTTTATTCTCTCAGCAATTGTTTTCTCTTCCTGCTCTTCTAATTCCTCTAACTGCCTCTTCGATGCCTCCGGGATTACTCGTTCTTGAACATTAGGTGCTGCTTCAACTACCCCGCCAGATAATTTAATCTTTAAATCCCCATATTCAAATTCAAAATTTTTAATTCCCTGTTTACTTACTTCTTTAATTAGTTTAATTATGTCAAAATTTAACTTAGAATCAGACATAAGGTTCCCTTAATTGTATTATACCATAAAAAATATATTTTGTCAAGTAAAAAATTAAAATTTTTTTATTCATAAAATTCATCAAAATATTCGTTCCATTCACTTAATTCGTTGCTCAATATGCCGTGTTGTTCGTTAGCTGATTGTAAATACTCGACTAATCTCCCTTCCTTCTGAGCCCGAATCAATTCTTCTCGTTCAGATGCCATAACTGTTTTTCTCTCTTCTTTATGCTCTATATTATATTTTATCACAGTATCAAAATTCCACGGGATATGGACGCTTATATATCTAAGCGGATCAATCAAATTGTCTGGGCAAGTGGCTTTAGATTTACTATGCCTTTCAGAATAACTCAATAGCTCATTTTTTAACTTATGTCCTTGATCAAATTCAGTTTTTTCCCCATAATAGATCTTTAACATGTCATGTTTAAAAAGAGAATTAACAACACCAAACCCTTCATCCCGTGCCTTGTTTGCAGGAATAAGCGGGATATCTAAGGCAACTGCCTGTAAATATAGATCTCGACATTGCTTATCATAAACCGTTCCTTGTAAAGTAAATCCTTTAACCATTTCTTGATGCTTTTGTAAGATCTGGGTATTCGACGTATTTATTTTGTCACCCCTCCAACAACGAATAACTCGACCTTTAGTACATTCTTCATTTACTGCCAATAACAAAATTCCAGCTGGATGAGCAGATCCCCCGGACCCGGGATCAATCGCAGACCAATACACCCATTTCTTTGCATTAAGACGGTGACCTTTTACAAAATGCCTTTTTACCTCAAATTGTGGAACTTTTAATCCTTCAGCCTTTACAAATTTCCCGTATATCTTTTGAAGCACCATATTGTCGGTAGAACACTGAGCAATCCTTATCTCGATCAATTCGTCGTCCCACAACCCCGGCGAACCGTCTTCTTTCACTTTGCATTCAAACGCCGAAATTTGTTGTTTAAATGCAGTTTTAAATAACTCCTCCTCCCCTGTTTCCTCCATAGCCCGCCGCCATTCCTCCTGACCTTTTACTGCTGTAAATCCCGCATTAAAATATCCTCTCGTAATTGTTAGTCGGGCTGATAGTTCATCATATTGTTCAAACGGAATTTCTTCATCGACAAAAATCTCATACACTGTCGAAGCCATCAACGCATCAACTCCCTGTCCATACGAAAAGAAATATATCTTAACATCTGATTCTAAAAAATGTATATATTCAACACATTTATCTCGCCTTTTCCATGTCCAACGATATTTTCCTTTATACCTTGCTTCTCCTCTTGGTAGCCATTCTCGAACCCATTTCGTTTCAAATTCTCGCATAATCATAGCTCTATCTTCATAAAGATACCAGAATTGAGTGGGCGACTTCCCTTCTTTCATCATTTTAGGCCACAGTGTAGGCCATAATTCTGTCTCTGTTGCATGAGTTATGGCCCGGATCATAAGCCATACAGATTTTCCCATCTGATTTCCAGCAGTTATAAGATTGATTTTATTTAATGAATCTACTCCTTCACGTTGCCATTTATATAAAGGAGAATATTTATGCGGGAGTTGCTTTTTTAATTCTTGTATTGTGACTTTAGTTTCTAATTGTTTAAGTCGCTCTAATTTATCCATTATCCTTTAATTTTTCTTCAAGCATTCTAATTTTATCTTCTATACTTTTAGTTTGTTCAGTAGGTTCCGGCAAATTTTTGGTGTAAGATATCTTTTGAGTCGCGGGATACGCTCTGTCATAAATCATTTTAGCAGCTTTATATTTCAATTCTGCCGCTTTATAATCCAGTCCGCATTTTCGATTATGTGCATCTCTAAGATATATGTCGATATGTAGTAAAGATTCAATCGCTTCGTGTGCCTCATTTACCTGGTGTTTTATCCTTACTTCCTCATCCTGGTAAGGTAATAAAAGCCATGCAAGTTTCTTCGGATCATCAAGCTTTAATAAAAAATTATTAGCATGGCAAACACCTTTGCAAATCTCAGCAACAACCATTTTATCATTTTTACTGATAGCCCGGCTTAGCTCTTTATGGAATAATAATCGTAATTTTTTATCCGTCTCAGTTATCTTTTGATCCGACTCTAATTCTTCAGCAGATTTTGATAGAAATTCTTCAGGTAATGATTCTATTTTCCATTTTAACTTCCCTCTGGTGTAGGGTAAAATATGGTTAATAACATCAATTGCAGGAAGAAATTCTTCTTTATTTTCATCCATTTATTACGCCAATTTTCTTTGCCTCACTAACATCCATATATCTATCTACATGCTTCGTCTCTTTTTCCCACCAACTTTTTGTACGTTTTGTTTTTTCAGTATATATGTCAAGTAGAATATTAAAAAGACGAGATGTTTCCTTGGCATCTGTTTTTAAATCAGATAATTTTGTTGAAAAAAACCCTCCATCAGAAGAAATTTCATGGAACATGAAAGTAGTGTTGGGTAAAGAAATTCGTTCATCTCCGGCAAGATAAATCACCGTACCCATCGACATTACCGTGCCTTCCGCAATGGTTATTATCTTACATCTACTTTGTGTTAAAATATCGTAAAGCCTGAATCCCGAATAGACACAACCACCAAATGAACTAACTATAACTTTTATAGGTTTATCCGATTCTTTTTCCATTAACTTGATAGAACGTACGGCATCTGGTATAAAAGCATCATCAATATCAGAAACCTCAATTGTTCTTGCATCAATATCAATTCCGTGCTCAATATAATACTGTCGTTTCTCCCAATCAATTTGATCCGCAGATTTTTTCATTAGGATATCCTCACTTTCAATGATTTACGTTTCTCTTTTGAAAACAAATTTACTCTTCCGCGAGTTTGTGCTCCACATTTCTTACAAACATATCGCTGAAACTTACTTACGGCCGTATATGCGAACCCTTTCTTTTTAAATTCCACAGAACCGCATTTACACACCATATGATCATCATCATGATACCAATTAAAATTTATGCTACTATCCCATGGAATTAAAACATGATATAACTCTTCTAAAGACAACACGTCAAATTTATTATATCGCTCCATTTCTTTCCATGCGGCTTTATTCCCTTTGACACATTCCGTCCACAGAGTTGAAGAAGGGAACTTTTTATGGTCTAATTTCTTGTATCTTTTACATAGCCTATTTGTAAGGTACTCTAATTTATTACTTGTAAATCCAAATTTTCTCCTGGCAATTTTACAGGTGTCAATACTTTTGAATCCACTTGGCGGCTTTATTCCCTGTAATATAAACCGCGAATTTAATTTAAGAATATCGAATTTATCTCCATTATGTGTCACTACGACATCGGCTTGATCAAGTAATTTCCAAGCAAATTTCAATATTTTTTTATCATCCTCAATATTCCTACTGTCTCTCTGATCTTTATAGAATACCTCTTTCTCTCCAAGCCATTTGGCAGCAAAAGCTAATACGTGCCAATCGCGTTCAATCTGTTTCAAACTAATATTCTGCTTCCAGATATCCCATACGTTAGCAAGTATCGGCGAAGTTTCGATATCAAAAACAAGAACTTTTGGCCCGTCGTTTTTCTTTTTCATACGCCCCTTCTTTTAATTGTTTATCGTAAAACTGTAATCTTCTACGGCGAGTTCATCAACTAAATCAAAAGAGAGTTCTTCTATATCTTCATCTTCAACGTCATCGATCTTATGTTTTTCGATTAATTCTATCAGATATCGTTTAACACATCCGGCTGCAATATTTCTTATACGCGAATCGATAACCTTTTGATTCGTTAACACTTCAAGAATTGAATTAGATAAATTACTCATTGATTTGTATATTCCTTATAATTTCATTTTCGTATTTTTTAAGAACTTTGACAATCAAAACACCAATAAAAGGGATATGTTCTTCTATATAAGCATAAACTGTATTTATAATACGTGGTGCATTTTCATTAACAAGCTTTTTTACCCTTTTCTTTACCTCTTTCTCAGCTTCAACCTGTAGATCTGCAAAAACTTTTTTCTGTAAAATATAAATATCATCCGCTTTACTTCTCAATACTCGCTTCCCACCATCTATGATTTCTTTAAATAACTTTTTTTGAGCTTCATATACATCCGCCGGTAACAAATCCTTTAAAGCCATATTAACTCCTTTCGTTTTGTCCTCTATCTATTTAATACCATAAAAAATACATTTTGTCAAGCATTATTTTTCAAATCTCGCACAAATTTTACTTTCTGAAACAATCGGACACCCTTTACCCCACTCTGGTATAATTTCCATAAGCTCTGTAAAATGCTTAAGATTTACATTATCTTTGGGTACTTCAGCAATAAGTTGATCGTGGACAGTAAAAACAAGTGGATAACCAGCCGCTTCAACTCTAAACATGGCTTCTACCATAAAATCTCTTGCAGTAGATTGCGTACAATTCTCAACAAGTTTACCACCCCAGGTTCTTTGTTCTTCAAATTTATTAATCTGAGAATTATATCCTGTATATGATAATTCAAACCCACACCCACGACGCGCTTTAACTTTTGGCTGAAAATAAGTCAAAGCTCTGCCGGAAGGTAGACATAAAAACATATAGTCCTTAAATGTCAAAAATGCAACTTTGTCACATATCACTTTCTTGCCCGGATTAAGGATACTTTTAATCGCTGCTTCTTCAACTTGGCACCAATATCTTTTAACTCCTTTAAATCTTTCACGATAAGATGCTACGGCCTTCTGTGCTAATTCTTCTGAAATAATAATTCCATATTTTTCACATGTGGCTTTAAATTTTCTAAAACCCATACCATATCCGCAATTGTGGACTATCATAGGTCCCTTGTCAGTAATTATTGTGAATCGATTATTTGTCCCACAATCCAGAAGATCGTAAACATTCTCGTAATTTAGCATTTTCTTCTTCAAAAAAATTAATACGTTCTTGTAAATTTTTGACACTCCTTTTATTATACGTGTTATCTGATCTACTGACAAACCGTATATTCCCTTGAATATATCCTTTGTCATTATCGACCCTATCCATTTCAAGGTTAGGGTTATCCCATCCTTTAATCGTCGGATTATGGCATCTACCAATTGCAGAAGATAATCTATTGAGAAGTCTCGTCCTATGTCCAACGTCTGGCATTTGTTTTTTGTATTTCCACTAATACTTTCTATGATTAGTTTTTTTGCTTTTATTTTTAGCACATATATCACATCTTGTACTCTTTCCATAAACCAAGTTATGAAAATCGACATCGTAGATATTACCTTTGTTACAACTACATGACACTTTGACTGCCTTGATGCCTCCACGTTCTCCGTATTCATATCTTTGAACGGTAAGTTCGCCATATCTAAAGCCGATTTCAGGTATCGCATGTTGTCTTTTTGCACCACTTCTTTTGCAGTTTTCCATCCTTTTTTTGTTAAGATTTTGTGATCTGGTGTTACTCCCACATTTAACATTTTCATCACTTTTTTTAATCCTTGATATTTACAACCTCTTGTTTTTACCCAATTTATCCCATCCCAAACTAAATCATTTTTATTAACTTCTATTATATTCTTTATACCCTCTTTTGTAATTACTTTAGTATCTGCCGTAAAACAGCCCAATATCGCGCGTTTCCCAAGATCACGATCAGACTTCGTTACCTCTTCAATTGATTTATCAAATATAATGCCGGCCATTTCTTTATAAATATCAATATGATTATAATACATGTCTAAACCATCTTGTTCCTCAGCCAGCCAAAATAAAATACGTGCCTCAATTGCTGAAAAGTCTGAATCTAAAAATACATTGCCTTCGCCCGGTATTATTAGCCCCCGTAATACGGATGCAATTGCACTATTAACATCGGGAAATTGCTTGGAAAACTCTTTATAGTTTATGCCTGACTGTAAACTATAAAGGACTGCTTCAATCTGGTCTTTATCTAAAATCGGAACTATAAAGTTTTGAATTTGCACACCTTTTCCTGAATTATGAACGCAAAGCTCATTTGCTATAAAATTATGGTACTCTTTAACTTCTATATCATAGACATCGTCTACTTGATTTATATATTCAATCCTTTCTATTCTATGATTATTCACCGCAATACCATAATAATTACATATCTCTTTAAACCTATAATAGCCTACACCTAAATACCTAAATCTATCTCTATTTGTTTTAAACAAATCAAAAGTACGTAATACTTTACCTCTGCTTATGTACCCTGCCTTTTTACTATATCTTTTAGATACTTCTTTCCACTTGAACCCGGCTAATTCACATTTTCTATTTAATGTGACATGCGATACTATCACATCATTGGCTTCAGTTATTCTAAATTGCTGCTTAGCTAAAGATTTTAGTAACTGAAACTTTGAACATCTCTTAAAACAAGGATTACTTTCACCACTCATGCCTATTTTACTTCTATCTACTTTTCTTAATTGCGCTTTTAAAAATTCTACGTAACTATCATCTTTCATTCTATCTAAGGTATGTTTTTTAGAATGGCCCGAAAGATTCATGGCCTCTAAATTATCGATATTGTTATTCAGCTTATTACTATCTTTATGATGTACTACTTCAGGATACTCTCCATTTAATTCTCCGTATATAAATCTATGCTCTCTCATCTCAGAATTTCGATAATGTAATCTAGAATATCCATTTGTCATAGATCGACTAAGGGCGGCTACCCTGTCTAACTTTTTTAATTTCCTTGCCTCTACGTACGAGCCGTCAATTAATCTAACCTTATGATCTTCTGTAACATCAAGATAACCCCCATACTTATTCCCCTGCCCCTTATAATGTATCCTTATGACTCTGTCTGTCTTGGTCTTTCCCGCCCAAATAACAGGCCTAATACAGAGATTCATGTCATCATCATAACAATAAGCTAAATCACCTTCCTTAACCTCTTCAATTTTAATACCTCTGGGGGCTGCCGACAAATCTCTAACTATATCTATGTACGTACCTTTCCTCACACAAAATCTCCCTGTCCTTGCAGCCCCACAATACATTAACAAATTACGGATACAACCTTGTTCATCACTGTGGCGAATCATAGCTTTTATTTTTTTAGTCGAAGATTTACTAAGTTGTTGTCTTATTTTAAGAATCGCTTGCTCATCACCGGTAGTTTCCTGTATCATTTTTTCTATAGTTGATGATTGTAAATCACGAATTACAACCCCTTTTTCCTGTAAATACTTACGAATTTCAACTACTTGCCCTGCTGATGATATCCGACCACCAGTAATTTCGTATAATTTATTGTTTAAAATTATCTCATGTTTATTAATCAATTCTAACGCCGTATTACAGCTTTTTAAATCACAATGGACGCCACGTAAATTAATCTTATTATTCAATTTAAATATTTGTAATTCCTTGTTTTTATGGGGGGATATAAGAGAAGTAAAATAATTCTTATCTTTTGTCATTTGTATCAATTTTTTACGAATCTTATACGTTACCTCAACATCACGCTTACAATAATATAAAAGCTTCTCCCATCTTTCCTCATCATCATACCACAAACCCGGATCTTTCTTTGACGGCTTTTTAGGTTTACACATCTGAAGCATAACTTTTCTACCTGCAGAATCTTTCTCTATGTCAATACACAATGCCTTTGAGACAGCCTCTAATGACCGTGGTAAAGAAAATTGAGCGGCCCGCGCCTGTGAACATCTAAAACGGTCAACGTCCAGCACAGGCCAATTATGACGTTCTGACAAGATATTTGTCCATAGAGCATATTCAAAGTTAATATTGAAGGGCTCAACCAGTGCCCCGGCATCCAGCGCTCTTTTAAAATCACCGGGAATCCCGGTATCTTTTCTAAAATCTATTATCCGGGTAGGTGTATCATCTATTTTATAGGCAAGACACAATAAACGAGTCGAAGGATGTTTGGAATACATCCAATCACCTACAGTTTTAAGATCAACCTCTGATCTAGTTTCACAATCAATTATCACTGTAATTGGATTACTCATAGCTTACTATACCATGCCTTTTTTTATTTGTCAAGAGTTTATTCATGGCATACCCCCTCTACAAAACGTACTAACGCGTCGTAATCTTTTTTCTTACATGCCAGACACCGTACCTTCAAATGCTCAGGATAAAGATCAAACATATCAATTACTTTCTGAGTCTCTTTACAAGGGATAACTGCTTTCCCACAATCATAACAAAAAAACATCTTTTTATTTTTTCCCATATTGTTCCATGTCCTTCATTAATAAAAACATAGTGTTAGCAAACATATGCGCAGAATGAAAAAGTTTTGATTCTCTATCAAATATCTCCCCTTTACCCCGTTCCAAATAATGTCTAATTAAGGCATCTTCATACTTAACTGTAGGAACCTTTTCCCAATTATCTTCACTATATTTTTTCGCCCCCATTGTCAAAACTTCCATTAAAGCCTCAAGAGCCGCAGGCTTTACCAGATGTGGTTTAATCTTATCGTCATCGTACTTTAGTCCTACTTCTTCTTTCTTTACCTCTCCATTTTTCTTAATACATTTTAATTCCGGTAAATAATCCCCATCAACATAAAACATTACTCAACCTCCTTTATTTCATGTAAATTATTAATACGTATAACTCCTTCAGATAAAACCGCTCCTGAATTGCTCGGCATCCTTACCAAATAAATATTAGGGATATCGGTTTTCTCACGTACAGCTTCAACTGTCTCTACCTTATCATCAATAAATGCACAAATATCAAAAAGTTCCGATAATCGATTTAATTTTAACGCTTTACGAGAATTGAAAAACAACTCATCAAATTCTATACCTAATCTCTTAAGATTAAATTCTGTAGCTTCTCTAAATTTTTCATTTCGTGCAGTAATAAAAACAATTTTGTAATTCTTAGCTCTTATTCGTTTTAATGCCTCCTCAACTCCAGGTTTCTTAGACAAAGAAGCATATAAATACTCCTCATAATCTTTGAATGTTTGAGCGACGTCTTCCGGCAATACCCATTTACGCATATCTCGTGGTCGATAAGCCGTCTTGTGAATCTCATTATGCAGCCGCAATAAAACATGCAAAAAATTAAGAACGCAATCATCTAAATCAATTGCTATGGCTTTAGGTCGTTCAATAGGTAAATTTAAATATTTGATAGCCTTACGCATAATTGTAGCACTATCCTGAAACATCCCTAACCCGGTGTTACATTTATGGCATAATAAACCACGAACTTTGCCAATACTATGATCATGATCAACACATAACCTCTTGCCTTTACTCGGTAATTCCCCACAAATTTTACAACGATACGCTTGCTTTTTGCACAGCTCATCATAATCTTTTTTAGATATTTTATAAATCTTCTTAAAATGACATTTCAATTTTGTATCATTAACTTTCTTCAAATTATGTTCCGTCCATTTCTTATTTTTTTTCCTGACCTTTATTACTATTAGCATACTTACGAGAAGATGCTTTCTTTTTTTGCGAATTTTGACTCATACATAATCCTCTGGGTTAAGCCATTCAATTAATTCAGATAATTCACTATATACCCCAAAATATATCCTAAATATAGTCAAAAGCCATTTCTCCCCATACTTTTTCTTCATTTTTTTAATCCAATAATTCTTGATAGGTTTCACCCACTTATTATCACCTATAGTTAAGAATCGAAGCCAGCTAAGTAAATGAGATGAAGTGTGTTCAAATTCTTTTCCTTTGAATTTAAACTCAAAAAAGATTTTGCCTATGAACCACAGATAATTAATCCCAAACCAATGCCACGGAGAATGGCCGGCAGCAACTTTATAAAGAAATATGTCAAAACCTTGCCTTTGGCAATCAAAACTATATGTATTTACACGAGTATTATCGTATGAATAGAAGTTATGCTCACCATACCACAAGATATTTTCAAGACATTTTCGGGCATACTTCGACAATACAGAACAAGAAACGATCCCAACATAATTATCATGGTCTTCTTTTCGTGTGTTCAATTTTGGTCTTCTATTAAATAGGCCCGGGCTTTCTGTCAAAAACAATAAGGCCTTATCAAGTCTGTCAGAATCATCTTTATCAAACATTTTTAATTTCTTACAAATATGATAAAACTCCGCTGTAAAAAGAATTGGATTATCAGAGCCTGGTTCGCATAAACCATACATGCCCATTTTAGAGATAACCTTTTCTTTAAGTTTAAATTTATCCATACTTTCCCTCAAATTTCTTTATCAATAATTTTTTCAGCTATTTCCAGAGCATAATTAAATGAATCAATCTCTAATTCTTCCATTTGTTTAATTCTCTTCCTCTGTTCTTCCGGAAAATTATAATCCTCAACAATATCATTATTTTGTCTTAATCTTCTAAGAATTTTTATAACTTTATTCTTCATTTATCCTCCTTTACTATATCTATTTCTCCGTTAATCCGAAATCCACAGGCGGTTAGAAAGCCTTGAAATTCTTCTAAAAGAACATGTAAATCTACAGTATTTACTTCCATTTCTACAGATGCACATTCAAAATGATTATCCGGGTCCGGTGTCTTGATAAATTTATACACTATGCTCCTCCTTTATAAATTAATAAGATCGTTTAAATTAACAGGTTTAAAATCCCACACATCCACACCAATATTTATGTTGTTCCCATTCACCTTCCATTTCTCATGGACATGCCCACATAAGTGTAACTGACTGCCAACAGGCCGCTCATGTTTCTTCCATTCTCGCAGGAACCTTCCCCATTTGTGTTTAAAAGATTTAGCCCTCTTATTAGGATCTTTCCAATATAATATCATAAGTCTTATAAATTCAGATAAAGTTCTTCTCGGATAATGTCCTAAAGTTATAATATTCTTACCAACTTTCATACTAGCACTTTGCAACACCACATCAAATCCAGCATTATAATAAGATGTATCTCCCCACTTATCATGATTACCCCTGATCAATATCTTTTTCCCCGGTAAACTACTTATAATTTCTTTAACATGTTTAAAATCATATAACCCTATATCACCCAGGAAAAAAACAACATCAATATCTCTTACACAACATCTATAATTTCTTATAATTATTCGCTCCATCTCATCACAATTTACAAAAGGCCTATTACAATATTTTATTATATTTTCATGTCTAAGATGCCAATCAGATGTAAGATATATGTTTCTTCTAATTATATTCATATTTTACCTCCTAATTATATTCATATTTTATCTCCTTATATACACTATAGCATAACCAGATATCTTTGTCAAGAAAAAAATAAAATAAATTAAAATAAAAATAATTGAAGAAATATCTTGACTTTTTTGTAAAAATATGGTATAATAGAAGTATAAACAACATGAGGGACAGAAAACAAAGTTTAGACATCTTAAAATTTTTTTCCCATATAAAAAAAATTTTTAATTAAACAAGATAACTTCTTGACAAAACCAAAAATCACATTGTTAACGAATACTTCTTGGTGCAAACCGGTCGTAGTCTAATTACATTGACATATTAATTCAAACATTGCCGGGATAATACATATCTTAATATATTTATATCAGGTATATCAATGATTTAGTAACATTTATGTGTTACTAAATCGAATATATTGATACAATGTCTATTATATAATACATTCTTAGCCGGCATGTCATAAGTATATTAAAGTTCTGCCAGGGTTAAGATTTATTCCGCGCCGACTACTCACTGACTACTCATGCTATAATTAAGGGTTTATTTATACGATAATCCTATTTATAAGACTATGCGTTCATATAACTGATCAATATAATATTATGATCACGGTCTAAATCATACTTAAAAAAGGGGGTGTTAAAAATTTCACCTTATGGTGCGTCTGTGTACTAACCCTTTATTATCCTACACTATTTCAACCCCCACCCCCCACGTCTGTGATTGGCGTTGCCATACATTACCATACATTACCATACATTGCCATACGTTGCCATATATGTATGGTCATTGTCTGTAAGTGGGTGTTTTTATTTGTGTGTTTATACACACGTCCTCTTGTCGTCCCTCGGTAGTCCCTTGTTGTCCTCTTGTTGTCCCTCTTGTCGTCCCTCTGTAACCTCTCTGTCGTCCTCTGTTGCCTCTAAACATGCCAAACTCACTCAGTCAGAACGCTCTATCCTTAATATATATATATATGTTTATTAATCTGTACATATTATGTACATGATAAAATCATATACAACTAGATAACATTATGTTATCATTTAATAATATAGTAAACAGTGTATAAACTATTGACATATTAATTTTAAGATATATCTTAAAGTAATAATTAAATCAATATGTTATCTTATGGTATATTTATTGCACTGATATATTTTTAAATTAAGTAAAAAAAAGATTGACTTATTGTATACGTTGTGCTATATTAATAATCAGAGGGGTTACTAAATATTAATTTTTTAGGAGGTGTGTTATGAGAGAATTAGAACAAGTAAAACATAAACCTTTTATCATCTTTAGTGTGTATCAATCAGACTGCGATATTAGCACAAATTGTATCAATACTCATGATATTGCCGGCAAACTAGCTCAACTGCATATCCCCTTTAAAATTGTGCGTGGACAATATAAACAGCGCGAGGAGGATAGTTTTTACTGCCAGCTCAGAAATGACTCTGATAAAGCAGATATCTTATCAATTGCAAAAAAATTTAATCAAGAAAGTATCTTGTTTGTCGATGAGCGTAGACGTGCTACATTATATTATCTTAAAAATTCAAATAAATTAGGGCTAGGCACGTTTAAACAAGTAAGTAAATTTGAAGCTATACAACATGACGCTTATACTTATGACATTATTAATAATGGTTACTATATCTGTGGATAAAGAGGGG